CCATTCACCTTAACCTTTAAGGTGGTTGGCAGTTGGGGTTCCTGTTCGACTTGCTCCTCTGCTTCTTCACTTTCAGCGGTTTCCTCAACAGATTCATCCGGTTGAACTTCAACCGTTTCCTCTGTCTTGGCGCCTTCGGCTTGCGCCTCTGGCTGCTGCGCCTCGCCTTCCTGGGTGTCACCGTCATCGGTGGCCAGAATATCGGCGATGGCATCTTGTGCCTGGTGGATTCCGATCCCGCCTTGGGCGGGGGTGCCGGATGTTGCAGACATCAAATCTTCCTTTTCTAATATCGCTTTTCAGCGAGTGAAGCGGCCACTTTTCCGCTATCAACAGCGGCTTGAAGCGCCCGCAAAAACTCATGCAACCCGCGCATGGTGGCATGGATATACTTCTGATCTGCTTCAAACTTGGCGTTGCGCCACTGTTCAAACAAATCCTTTTCAACCACTTCCACCGCCGCTTTCAGCGTCGGGTCATTCATCAACCGCAGGGCATCATTCCCTGCGGCAATCTGTGAAGCCAAATCAGACAATCTGACCACCCATGCCGCCCGGCATCATATTTGCCCCAACAACTTGCGGCGCTTGGCGCTGCATAGCCTGCGCCTGTCGCATCATTTCGCGGTCCCGCTCCATATTGGCGCGGATCGCCGCAACATCAATCTGCGCGCCATAACGGGCCTGCATTTCGGCAATCTTTACCATCAAGTCAGCCTCAAACTGATCGCGCTGTAAATCATCCTTACGAACCATTTCTTCGCGCTTCAGCTCCAATTCAGCCGCTTTCTTCTGAATATCAGCCTGGATAGCCGCCATCTGCGCCTGGGCCAGCAATTCTTCCGGCGAAGGCTTCGGCTGCTCCTGCTGCATAGGCGGCATCATGGCGGGATCACTGAAGAACTGATTAGCATCCTTGAAGCCAGACAACGCCAAAATCTGCGCCAGCGTATTCCGATACTGCGCCAAGCTGACAAGCGGATTATTCACCCCCGCTTGCTGCAAAATCTGCTCTTGCTTCTGCAATATCGTAGTAAGGACAGCCACCTTGCTTTCGTCCGTACCGCCGCCAAGCGCCACATTAACAACCACATCCATATTGGCATCCCAACCACGCGGATCAACCGGAACAAATTTACCGCGCAGCCTGACCATCCGGTTTGGACGCTGGTTCTGGATCGCCAACCGCAACAACCCACTAAACAACCGCTTCATGCCTGTTTCAGCAAAGATACGGGCAATCAATTCCATACGCTGTTGGGCAGCAGTTACCGTAGCAGCCACTGCTGCCTTGGTGGAAGATTGCAGCGAATCCGCCGCCAACCCAGCCGCTGCCTTGGTGATACCAGTGCGGTTCTCCCGCATTTCATCCATATAAGCCAGCATCGGAAACGCTTGCTGGCCCACAAATGGCATGGAGAACGGCTGAACCATACCAGGGGCGCGCATACGAATAACGCCCCCAACTTCAGTATTCAGCACATCATCCATATTGGCCTGGCCCTCAACCACCCCAACACGCGGGTGGATCGCCAACGCCAAACTGTCCAGCATATTGCGCTGGATATTCGACTTAATCCGCTGAATATCCATCACCTGATCGGCAACAGACATACCAAAGAAGGTATGAGGTTCAGGATCAGGACAGAACACCGCAAACGGGATCATATCAGCCGGTTCATTCCGAACCACCTCATACCCCCCGCCAACCGTGCAAACCTTACGCAATTCGGCGATACCATCGCCATCCATGTCGATCTTTACATAGGCTTCGATATACAAAACCTTCTTCGCCGCAACATCAGACCGATTAGCAAAATCAATGGTGGCCTGGGGATTACGGACAAACCGTTCCTCATTATCCTCAAGCTCATCAACTTCGTTGGCATACGGGTCGATTTCTTCCTCAGAATACCCCATCGCCACCAACTCACTTACCGTCATAATACGGCGGTGGGCAACAATAGAGGCATCATCCAAACTGATCGCCGCACGACTAACCAACAACTCTTCTGGCGGAACAGAAGCAATCCGCAGACGCCCTTTATCCCGCTTCCGAACCACACGCACATCATAAACCGGCGCGCTAGGCTGGCCCGTCATTGGGTCAACATCGCCCTGATACGCCACCGTAACTTGCACATCCAACTCAGGGTCAGAGTTCAACACCGCCAACGCGGCATCATCCAAACCCGTCAAATCAGATGTTTCAATCTCAATCTCGGAATCCCAATAAAACTTGATGATCCCAGTCTTGCAAACCAAAGCATCCTTGAACGCGGAATAGAATATCTCAAACCCAGGATTATCCCGCTGCACCACATAATTGATATAATCCGTGGCCTGCTCCGCAGAAGCCACATCTTCTGGACCATTCGGCGCAAATTCAACGATATTCTGGCCGCTGAAAAACACCCGCATTAGGCTAGGCAAGATCGCCTGCACCGTATCACGCACGTCGCGGGAAACTACCTGAGAACGGCCTTCTTCTTCATTACCAAACGGGTCACCACGATAATATTCGGTCGCCAAAGCACGCAACGGCGAAATGGTGCTGTCGATATAATCGACCGCATCCTCAATCTCGCCAGAAACAATGGCTTGAATATCAATTTCATCAGGAAGATCAGTATCCATCCCCGCATCGTCAGCGGCTTCCTGCATCATCTCGGTAATATCTTCCACCAAGTCTGAAATCTTAGGGTCCATGGTTAATTAGTCCCCCTCTTCCATATCATCGGATTCATTTTCAGACTCACTTTCATGCATCGGCGGAATCATAACCTTCGCCATCAGCACCATATCGCGCTGGCGCCCACTCAAAGCCTTCTTGATCGGACCGCCCACCAACCATGCCGAACATACCCGGCTCGCCGCACACTTGAACTCCAACAATTCGCAGTAACCCAAATCCGCCGCGTCACTAACTTCGGGCGCATACGTCTCATTATTACTTTCCTCACCCTGAATACCCTTAATGATGCAAGCCATCATTTCCGGGGTCTGGATGAACGCGGCGCAATTACCACACCGCATCGTCTTAGCCTCATCAACAGACGTATTCCATTCTTCCGCTCGGAGCTTCCAGAAGTAATCATCTTCCGCATTCGGGTTAGCAGGGCCATAACCGAAATCCTTAAACGCCCGGTCGCGGTATTCCAGATTTTCTTTAAGATCATAGGTGGCCTTCGGACATTTCATTAAACCAACTCCGTAATGGAGATAATGGGCTGCCCAGCACCAGAACCCTGAATAACCGCCAACTTGTGGCCAGGGCGCACCGCAATGGTTTCCACCCAATCCTTGGGAATAATCGAACTAGAAGTGGTTGCCACCGGGTTGGAGTTAATCGCAAAATGAACATGGTGATTCGTAACGGCAATTCGGATTGCCGTGGTGGTAGAAGCAAAAGCAGCAGACTGCTGACTGGTTCCACTCACCGAAATAACCGTGGCACCATCCAACTCAAAAACCTGCGGGATAGAATATCCGTTATCGTCCTTTAGCTGGCGGCTCATTTGGATTTCCCCTTATTACGTTCCGAAATCGCCTTAGCCTTCGCCTTGGCATCCGCCTTACTGGAAGCACCCCAAGCCTGAAGCGACTTCAATAGGCGCGTTGGCTCGCCCTTCGCATCACGCTCCGGACCAGGCATATTACCCATGCGCGCCAAGAAACTGGCGCGGCGCGGATTGTCCCCAGACTTCACCGGGGGCTTCAAGTTAGAACCCGGATTGGCCGCCTCATAAGACCGGCGCCCGGCCTCATTCAAACCACCACTTGCTGATTTACCGGCTTTCCGGGTCCAGGCAGGCGACTTCATACCAACTGCCCCTCAAATATCTGATCCACCGCCACAATCGGCAATCTTAACACCACTGCGGCGCAATCCTTGACACCATAACTAAATAACACACTCTCACTGGTCACTGATAGCCCAGAATTAAACTCCACCTGGTCGCCCTCAAACGCGAAAATTGGCGATAAGCGCCCGATTTCCCAAGTGTCTGGGTCTATCTCCACCAATCTATGCACATAAGTTATGGGATCACGCCCACACTTTTCCCCCATCCGGCGATGAATACACGCCAATAACTTACCATTATGCGGAACCGCCTGGCTGGACCCGCTCCACCCCATCAAATCCTTATGGGCATCACCAAAAAACACAGGTTCCAGCATCTGATTACCGGCATACTTATAGACAGAAATAGGGCTAATCCAGTGAATGAAGTATAATTCACCATTTATGGTGGAAATTACCCAGTTTTTCTCTTTCTTCTCCCCAGTTGGCGATAACAGCACCACCTTCCGATCCATTACCGGAGCAACAGGCGCTAAAATCATGGTATTCGCGTCATTTCGCCCACAATACCCGCTCGCCAACCCCCACCAACCACCGCGCCAAGCGAACAGCCGCATATCCTCCAGACCATTCGCCGCCATTGGCGCGGCCCGAATGGCGCTATCATCAATCTGGATGGTTTCGCCCTGCTCCAGCGTCTGGGTGTCCAAGTCCACTAACCAATTTACCGTATCCGGCCCGCCGCCCTTGATCCAAATAGAACCTGTTGGCAGCAACCGATAGTTCACCGTTCGCACCACCGCCCTAATACGGTCACCATCCAGCGCAATAGAGGGGTTACAAGCCGCCATCATAGATGGCAGCTTAATCTCCACCCGCTCTGCTGCCGGATGTTCCGCTAGCCTCATACCACACGCTCAAACAACATCAGCGTGTTCCGCCCCCAGGGCGCAGGCTTCCGGCTGGTAGTTTCCTGAAACATGGCACTTTCCACCACCAAGTTTCGAAACCCATTCTGACCAAACCGCTCTATCCAATATTCCGCCGTTTGCTCATTCACATGGTGATGCCCACCCTGCCCCGGCACCGCGTGACACATTAAAACCCGATCCGCTGATTGCATGGTGGCAAACCAATTTGCCTCATACTTGGCGTCCACATGCTCAACAAACTCTGTCGAAATACACAAGTCAAACCGCTGACCCAACGCCAACGGCCCCTTGGTATAATCATGCATAATAATCGGGCCGCATTTGGCCTTCGCCACCGCGTCAGGATGCCCTTCTACCCCAAGTATTTTGCACCCCATGTCCTGAAACCACTTCAGATTGACCGCCGTGCCACACCCAATATCCAGCACAGACTCAACGCCATACTCCACCAACAGCCAGCCCCAAATATCCGGCGTAAACGTATGCCCATCGCCTTCCTCATAATAGCCACCCAAATGTTCCATGCTCATGCCTGCACCATGCTTTCCATCTTGCCCTGCAAGGTTAACTGACCGACCAACTCCGGCAACACCGTCAAAACCTTCAAGTGCCGCAGCGTCTTTTGCTCCAACAAAATATCAACCGGCGTATTCGCCGGTTTGGTATGCTCCACCAATGTCGGAATCGCACGCTGCCGCCACCAAATCGCCGCCGTACAAAGCGGATACCTCACATCATACAATTCGTCGTGGAACTTCTGCTTCCATTTCTGGTCATCCACACAACAACTCTGCAAATAAACACCATCCACATCATCTGGAACCTTGGCGCGAATGGCTGCCCATTTCGCTAAGAAGTTCTCAGGCAACACCACATCATC